CTTCCCCCAATTTTTGATTTGCTTGTTCTTCTGTAATATGGGCAATATTTTCTTTCAAGCTCATAACTTCTTCTTGTAAATCGACAACTAAGCTCGTTAATTTAGCTATAGCAATATCTTTGTCATCAACAGGAATTTCCACTTCGGGCAACATCTTTTCTAGCTCATCTTGAGTTTGTCCAACCCATTGTTTACCGTCATAATAGCAAGGTAAGATAATACCTTGAGGAGGTTTGTTCTCAGTCCATTTTTCATCAGGATAAACATATTCATCTTCTTCGTTTTTGTGAACAATAATTGCTTGTCCATTTTTCCATAAATAAACTACTTTCATTTCATCACTCCGTCCATTCATATTGACCGTAAATATAATCTGTATCAGTCCACGCTGATGGATCTACAGTAGCGTCAAAATTCACTGTTCCTGATGTGTTCAACGAAATACGTCCGCTGTTTTTGTTTCTAGGTGCACTTATTGAGAAAAACATTAAGTTTTTGACGAATTCTTTAGGTAAAAGTGCAATAGTCTGTCCATGTTTGATAGTTGTAGCATTAATGCGTAACATTTTCTTAGTAATTCCATTTTGTGTGATTGTTCTGTACGCACTAGTAAAACCACCATTAGTAACTAAGCCGTTATGTGGAGATGCGCTATTTACTAGTTGTAAATCAATCCAACCAGTATCTACAACATCTGAACCGACACGTTCCCAACCACTCCAACTCTTATAAAATCTTTTTTGGTAGATTACAGTTGAATTGTAAGGTTGGTATTGTATTAGAACTGCATCTCCATTTCTTTTATACTTTGTTAACCACCCATTATTATTTGTTCCAGTTGGGTTGTTCAAAGTAAGAACAACATATCTAGTTCCTATCGGTAAAGACATTAATTGTTCGTTATTATCGAAATCTATTTGTAGGTTAGCATCATAAAAATTAGTACCATCATCATTTGTTAATTTAAATTTTTGCCAATCCTTTTCTGTAAACTTACTTTCTACATATTCAGGAGTAGTAAAGCCATCTCTTTCAAGGGTTTCATTAAATGTTTGTAGCTTTTCATCAATTGTTGTGTTAGCTTGATTAACATTTGAATTAAAAGCGTCCACATTGCTATCATAAATTTTTTGGAATGTATCTGAAGCTAAATCATAATCCGTCTTGATAGCGTCACGTTTAGCATCTATTTGTCTTAACGCTTCTTCTCTCTCTAAGTCAATGCTTTGGTTAGACGACAATAATGCGTCTGTAATTGAAACAATAGCGTCTGCTTGAGCCTTGTTTATTTTAATGAGGTATTCTTCAGCTGTTTGCTTAATAGATTCAATCAACGTTTGTGTATCGCCTATATCTTGCTTAAGTTGTTGCACTTTCTTTTCTAATTCCGAACGCAAATCATCAAACATGCGAATATAAGATACTTTAATGTCGCTTTCTATTTGATTGATAAGACTGTCGCGTACCGTGAATTTAAAAGTACCTAACACAACAGTGTCGTCTTTCCCTACGTTATTCACATCATTGAGTGATAAGTAAATTTCACCCAACACTTCAGAATCGACAACATTTTTCAGAAACCATTGAGGTACCGTAATGCCTATTAATCCTTTCATTGGATCAATGAACTCTACGTCTAATACACCCGATGTACTAGGTCGTTTTTCTTCTGTTCCGTTCGCAGCTTTAAAGAAAGCATAACCTTTAACGTTCTTATCGCTGATTAACAAAGGTTTGTTGTCTTTTTGTACTACAAATTGAAATTTAGCAGTATTTTTATCGAGATTATAAAAACCGATACCTCTATTAGATATCGGTTGTAAATATGGTTCTTCATTTAAATCAAGTTTACCTACTTTTTCTAATTCCATTATTTAGCACCCCACAATACTAATGCTATTGCACAGCCACGTTCTTCAGTGTATTCAGAAGTTATCTTCATGACTCTGCCTTTACCATTCACATTATCTTTATATCCTACACCTGCTCTACCGTTGATATAGTCGCCTGGTATAACGTCTTTCTCAATGTTTGTGTAGATTTGACCTAATAATCCGACTACATTCCATTCAGGTCTTTCTGAACGTGATTGATAATCGATTTTGTCGTTATATTCAGGGTTTTCTACTGGTATGTCACGCCATTCGAAAGAAACGTTGCCCTCATCATCTACAAATTCAACTTGTTTTCTATTCGTGATAGTCACACCATATTCGTTTTTAAGAAATCTATCTTTGTGGTGGAACGTTTTTTCGTTCGCTACCAACGCGGCAGTTCCAGATATAACGCCAATTGGTGTGTCATTAGGTTGCGCTTTTCTTATCTTATCGCCGTCTAATGTAACGATAGTTCCTAAATCGATTGCTAATCCATTTTGTGACTCAAATAACTCTGCGATATCGGCACTATCTTGTTTAAGTTGACCGGCTAAAGTTAAGTTTCCTGAATAAGTGCTTAAATCAAATTTAATGTTAGATGTAGAAGCATTACCACTAGAACCATATCCAGCGACAACATGATAGTTACCAGGTGACTTAACACGATTACTATTCATAATCAGTTGTGTATGGCCTTTTTTATCAGTTTCAGAATTAAGTGAATTGATAATACCGCTACGTGAACCATAAGATTTGGAGTTAGCACCAGAACCTAATACAAAGCTACGATTACTGTATGCTTTCGAACCACCTGTAGATGCAATAACTGCACTAGCGTTTGCTACACCAGCACTTCCTGTAGACGCTATACTAGCGCCGCCTTTTCCTACTGTAGGTGGTGTGTCGTACTTTTCTCCTGCTATCCATGCAGAAGTTGAATAATTATCAGCTGTGACGCCGCTAATCATAGCGTGGTTATTTGTCAAACGTAATCCTATACCTGAACCATTGCCGTGTAAGTTACAATTAGTTATTTTAGTGTCGTATATTTTACTTCCAACACCGATACCGATATTGTTAGATGAATTCCAAATATTTATGTTATTTAGTGATACTCTAGACGGTCTATTATCTCCGCCAAATAATCTAATATCTACTTCTGCATTTTTAAAGTTACGCACATTAATATTATTAAGCGAGATGTTTTCGGACATGAATTGGATGGCTATTGCTGGTTGTTTTTTATCTAGTTTTCCACCTTCTAATTTTCCGAAATCACTATCACCTATAGCTGTAAAGTTATTTACAGAAACATTTCTATAAGCACTGATTAATAATGCTCTAGGTGTTGAGCCTGGATACACACCATTGTATTTAGGGTTTAAAGCTAAGCAATTATTTAGCACCACGTCATAAGCAGTCAAACTTTTATTGTCCGTTTTAGCTCTATGATGACCGATGTGTCGAATGTTGTAAGCTCTTGTATCTTCGATTGATACGTGACCGTTAACGAATACGCCACTTGCAGCACTTGTGTTACTGTGTGCTTTGATTTCTAAACCACCGAAGTTACCTTTGGTTCTGTTGTTTGATAAGAACACATATTGTGAGCCATCGTCAATTTCTATACCATTGTTATTACTTCCACCTGTTGGTGTATGTGCATAACAATTAGAAATTGTAATGTAACGAGAGTGATGGGTAGTGATACCATCATCTCCGCAACCATATGCCTCACAATTATCAATATGAATATGCTTACTTTCTAATGCGTAAGGCACTCTGTTTCCATCGCCTTCGTAGTAATAATTGTCATTTGCATATGTTACATCGATACAGTGTAGTAAAGCGTCATATGATTTAACGTTATAGATATATCCATTAGTTACACCCGCAAATCTAATGTTAGATGAACGAGAGCCACCGGTAGCTTTAAGTGTTTTATTTTGTCTAAACTTATTCCCATTGAACGAAAAACTTTCTAAAGAAATGTTTTCAGCTCCGCCACTCATTTTTAAGTTAGTGATACCTATGTTCTCTGCTGGTGTTTTATCCATTAGCTTAATAGTAGTAATGTCTTTACCTTGTCCTACCAAACGAGAGTTGTTAGGCATTTTAATACCTGTTGTAAGGTAAGTACCGCCACTCATAGTTACCTGTACATTGCCGTTACCTAATGCGTCTTGAAATGCCTTTGTACTGTCTTTTTGTCCTGTTGGATCTCCTCCGAAATCATCAACATTAACAATACGTTGTATTTTCTTGGTTAAGTCGGCTCTTAGTTCTTCTCTAGCGTTACTTTCTCTTAAAAAGTCGTGATATAGACGTTGGTGTAAAGAATCGAAACTTTGAGCGTCCATTGATGTGTGACTTGCTCTTAATTCTTGTATTCCATCTCCATTATGTCCTAACACAAGATGTTCAATAAGTTCATCTTGATAATTTTCATGATTAGATAATACAACATCTTTACCTTTTGTAGTTTTGTGTTTGATTTGATCAGTTGTATGCGCATTTTTTTGAGTGGTTAAATGCTCGTTAAAGCTATCATCACTTTTATTAGTCCAGTATTTTATTTGTTCGAAGTTATTCTCAAGTTGACTTACAAACTTTTGACTAAAGTACGAGTGAAGTTTCGTAATTAAGTTATCTAATTTCAAATTTTTTGACCTCCTTAGCCATAAAAACCATAAAAGTTTTTAATCAATTCGTACATAATGACCTCGTGCCCTTTTTCATTAGGGTGTACCCCGTCAGGCATACTCGATTTTCTGTACGAAGGTATATTGGGTTTGAATTGTGTTGAATGATAAGCGTCATAAACAGGTATATCCAGTTCGTTACAAGCGTCTATTTGAACATCTACATAATCAGCTAAAGTGTGACCTAAATCGTTCTTAGTAGTGTCTTTTCTTACGGTTTTGCCGTCTTTTATATAACATTGTTTAGTAGGTGTCATAACAATTATTTTAGAGTTAGGGTTATTACTCTTGATTTTAGTGATAGCACTATAAAAGGCACCGTAAAACGTTTTAGTATCCGTTTTATCAGTGCCTATATTAATATCATTAGTCCAATCATCATCTGTACCTTGCACAATGATTAAATCAGATTTAATTTTGGTCGCTTGTTCATAAATGCTATTATCTTTGTTTGTGCTCATTGTCGCACCACTAACAGCTAAGTTTGTTGATTTAGCCTTTATCTTCTTAGCTAACATTTGAGTAAAGTTAGTTTTAGCACCAGTACCTTTAGCGACAGAATCTCCAATAGTACCTATTGTTTTAACTTTCCTAATCTTAGACTTAGGTGTAAAGTCGTGAACAATAGTACCGTTTGCAGTTGTAACACTCTTAGCATGCGCGCTTTCTAATCTTCTTTTTATTTCATCGGTTTTCTTCTGCAAATCTTGTGCAGTCTTAGTATTTGCGTTGTTTTGAGCTTGAATCATCCTTAAGTCTTTAGCTGGATCAGATTTGTTAGACTTAATAGCTTTAACATAATTTGCAGCAGTGTTTACTGCTTTCATGTATCTATCTTGTAATCTAAATTCCCCAAGCACTACGTCTTGTTTGATAATCTTGTTGTTAATATCTCGTTGCGTAGTGATTTCGATAATTCTAACAAACTCATTTAAACCTATTAAATCATCAATCACATTCACAATATCCCCAACTCTAGGTACTGCTTCTTTAAAATGTTTTTGCAAAGAAATAAAATCTAGTGTTACAGACGTTTTTAAACTTTCTTGTATAACTAACTCCATAGCTTTTTTGAGTGTATCCCCTTTAGTTATGCGTCCATCTACAACAGGTGGTGCATGGCGTTTGCCTATTAAGTCAGCTAAGGGGTGTGTATACTCATATTGCAAGCTGGCTTCGTTGAAAGTTTGTTGCTCATCAAAGCCACCATAACCTCTGATGTATGTGTAACACTTAGAAGCATCTTCTTGGACTTTTACATTATTAGCATTGACACCTGCTTTAATGTAATAGTTAGCTTTTCTTTGAACAATATCATATAAATGAAATGTCTTTGTTTTGGCGTTATATTCATATTCTAAGTTATATCTTTCCAAACCTTTTTTGAATAATTCTAAATTGGTATCGTGGTTACCTAGATTTTCGAATTTGGAAGATGAAACCTTAGCGTGTAATTCATACTTATAACCGGTATCTTTAAAAACTAAATCAAAGTAACTTTTTCCTGTAAAACTACCGTTATATACTTCGTACACTCTTAAATTGTTTAGGTCATCTAATTCGACAGGACGCGCTTTGATTGTTAACTTTTCCTTTTGACCTACAGTTGTTTTGTCTAACATAACGATACGGTATTCGTTTAGATCATCAGCACCACCAACGCCTGTAATCGTCCACATTTTAGTAATAGCCCCTATAGCGTCAAATGTAGCTTTGTTTTCTACCATTTCTATTTCTAAGGAGCCATCTTCATTTAATTTCTCGTTTAATTTTGTTTCTACAGGTAGGGATTGCCCAATGCCCTGTAACGTTTTTAATAATATTGGCAATTAAGCAACCTCCTTACAAGTAATATCTTTTGTGTTTAAACGTGATTTTTTGAAGTTTCTTAGTAGTATGGAAAGTGTTCCAACCAGGCATTAATACAGGTTGTTGTTTTGTCTTGTTGTAATCATCAATACGTAAGTTATTACGATATACATGGATACCGTCAAATTTTATAACATCTCCTGCTTTCAACTCTAAACCACTTATTTTCATAATGTCGCTATGTGTCATGTAGAAGTTGAAACCGTCACTATCTTTTTTGCTAACGTTTTCTCCTAGAACCATTTCTACAACACTATCTTGGTTAAATTGATTTATTTCAGCTGTACCACCGTAATATACATCGCCCACTTTAGTATCATAGAATGTGTATCTACGTTCTTTATGAGATGTGTTGAACGGGTTTTTGTCTGGAATACCCCATTTATTCAAATTACCACTCTCTTTTTCTAAATCTGTACTATACCCAATACTCTCAAAGTATGGTAATTCAATCGTTTCGAAATCTAGTGTGAATTCACCTGACGTTTTAGTAGTATCGAATGACACTTCATTAACTAAGCCAACAAGTATCTGCCTACCGTCAACATATTCTAGTTCAAAAGATTGTTCCTTAGGTTCGAATATATTCTCGAATTTAATTTCACTTTCAGATGCTGCTAATTCTCTAAGATAAAAATGACCTCTTAGCATGGCTTGTATGTTCGCTTTTAAATGAGAAGCATAAGCTATCTTTTCTACATCGTACCTAACCGTCATAGATATACTTTTCTTTTCTTCTTTAGTAGCATTATGAAATCTACCGTTAACACGATCGATTTCATCAAACTTTCGGTCATAGCCTGCACCTTTAACATCGTAAGAAACAACTCTCAACGCAGTACCAGTAAAGCGATTGTTACTAATACGCAAACGTTCTTTATTTTTGTATACCTCAACATCATGTAATATCAATTAACAATCACTCCTTTAAAATAATCCGAAACTTGCGTCTTTTGAGTTGTAATCTTCAATGTAAGATTTAATGGCCGGTATATCTGACTCATTACGAACAGTCACGTTAACGATAGGTTTATTGTTCTCTTGCATGCTATGACGTACGTCTTTACTCATATGTGCGTTCACATCGCTATTTAATCCACCTGTTAAGTCTGATGTTAAATCAGTGTTTAAATCAGGACTAAATGCGTTAGTTACATCTTTCGCTAAACGACGACTGGCATTAATAGCACTATTGCTTTGTTCCATAATACCAATACCTAAACCTTGAGAAATATATCCACCTATACCTCTGAATACACGTGAAGGTGAGTGAATACCTAGTACGTTTTTAGCTGCACTAACTGCTTTTTTAGCAATGTTTGCGGCAGCATTTATAACTCTACTTGCGCCATTTGCAATACCTCGTGCAATACCTGAAGCAATATGCAATCCTGCAGATACCATTTTTCCGAAGAAACTTCTGACTTTTGAAACAGCTCTACCCATACCAGAAGCCACTTGAGATACAACTCTAACAAAACCACTAACCACGCCTTGAACAAATCTACTCATCGCAGAAATGATACTTGAAACCCAACGAGCACCACCAGAAATGATGCGACTTAATGCTTGCATCATTTTTTGAGCAACAGTTGAAACTACACGTGAAAACCAACTTGATACTGTATTCCATATTCTAGTAACTGCACCTGAAATCGCAGACCAAATTTGGTTCCAACTTGTAATATTAGTACCAAGTATTCTGTTCAAAACATTGAATATGAAGTTAGAAATTTGGCCCCAAATTGACAATATGGTATTCCAAATCGTAGTCATTACATTAGAAATCGTAGTTTGTAAAGTTTGCCAAGCGCCAGAAAAATCTCCGGTAAGGAGCTGTATTAATGCAGTAAACAAACCGAAAATCAATTGCGTAGCAGCTTGTAGTATTCCACCTATCGCAGTGAATACTACTGAAATCACAGTCCAAAGAGATTGGAAAGCAGTTACTAAACCATTGATAAGGCTGATGAATAAGAAGCCGAGAACTTGGTTTGCAACTTGCCCTAACATTTGTAAGATAGGGATAATTGGTTGTAATGTTTGTTCGATAGACGCTCTGAACTGATTGAACCAGTTAATCACTGATTTTACAGCGTTCATTATCGTATCTTTAATTGTGTTCCAAGCTTCAATACAAGTTTTTCTGAAATTCTCATTTGTTTTCCACAACCAAACAATAATACCTATTAAAGCAACGATAACGCCTATGATAGCCAATACAGGCCATGAAATCGCACCTATAGCTACACCTAACGCTTGGAATGCACCACTTAACATAGGTAAGATACGCATAATTGTACTAATAGGACTCATAAGGAGTCTGAAAGCAATTTTCACTAGATTTAACGCGCTTCTAAGTATTTGAGTGTTTCTAGCAAAAGCTAACATTTTACCGATAGCTTGGATTAAACCTACACCGAACACATTAGATAGCATTGTACTTACTGCGATGATTGGTGCTAGTAAAGCCCACAACATACCACCGAGTATCATACCTATACCAACCATTCGAGCTATAGCAGGGTGTGTTTCAAACAACTTAGCTATGAAACCAGCTAATGCCGTTACTACTTTTAATATAACACTTGCTATTGGTGCCATTGCAGTGCCGAATGCAACCAATACTCTTACAATATTACCGATTAGATCCATAATGACTGGACCATTTTCTTGTACATACTGAACAAACTTTTTAAACCCTTCAGATTTACCAACTTGTTCAGACCATTCTCTAAACTTATCAGTCATTTTAACTAGCCAATCAAAGATATTAGAACTGTTTTGAGCAAATGCTTTCATCAAGTTACCAATACCCATGAATACATTGCCAAATATTTGACCTATTTTAGGTAAATTAGTTTTAGTGTATTCAATAAACGACTTAATAGCGTTCTGACCTGCTATGCTGTTAGCCCAGTTTTGGAACTTTTTACCTAGATTATCTAAGCCTTTAGCAGTCCATAAAAATAGTGGACCTAATTGAGTGAATACATTAATAAGTCCGTCACCAAAACGTCCTGCAGCACTTAATAATGTGTTGAATGTCTTAACACCTGTTGTATTCATCATGTTAAAGAACTTGCTAGCAGTTTGGCTGTTTTGAGCCCATTTTAAGACACTCTGTGAAGCTTGTTCCATTCCTTTAGAGATACCTGCTAAGAATGGTTTCATACGCCCTAAAGCTACGTTAACAGTGTCTAAAGCGTTAGATAACGTATTGAAGATTTGTGCTTGGTTTTGTCTGATAATACTTCCCCATGTTGATTGAACTTCTTCTAAAGAAGCCTCATAACGTTTAGTTTGTGCTGTTGCTTCTAACGTTCCATCACTCAACATCTTAATTGCACTTACTGCCATAGCACCAAATGCAAACGCACCAAATGCAGCGATACCAAATGCACCAGCTACACCTAATGCACCACCAGCAACTACACCTAATGCGTTAGCTACTGCCATGATGGCGGGTACTAAACCAGCTATAATAGGAATAAGACCTTGAAAACTAGCGATTAGCACACCTTTGATTTGTTGTCCAAACACAGTACCAAATGTACGAATACGAGTAGCTAATCTATCCATTTTGTCGCCGTATTCATCTAAAGACTGACTTAAAGCTCTAGTTAATACTTGAGCTCTTGTCATTCCCCTTGTATCAAAGTTAACTTTTACCGTTTTATCATGTAAGGTTGCAAGCATAGCTTTAGCACCTAATACTGAACGTTTTAAGGGGTTGTTGTTACCTTTAATATCTACTTCTTTATCTCTTAATTGCTGTAATTTCTCTTTAACTACTGCAATTGCTCGTTTGATAGGGTTGTTGTTACCGTCTATATCAACGGTATGTTCTCGCCAACGTTGAGCCATTGCTTTTGCAGTGTTTAAGGCTCGTTTAAATTTACTTATGTTGGCGTCGACTTGTGTTTCGATTTCATCGGGTATTTCAGTTTTTGCCATACGTTGAGCTTTTCTGATATTCCGTTGGAAATCTGTAATGATCGCCGATATACGAGCCATAAAGTTTTTATTCATGGCTAACCTCCTTTTTGACTAGTATTGCGTAATGAATTCATAAAGCGTCGTGTACCTTGTTTCTGAACATTTCTAATGCGTTTGTTATGTGCTAACTTACGTTCTTTCATACGTTCGTATTCTTCTGACTGTCCACGTACTTCGTATCTTGCACGCTCTAACTGCTTCTGTAATCGTTTAAGTGATTTACCAGCTTGTACAAGGCCGTTAGCTTGAGCACCAAACAATAAAGTTTCTTGTTCATCAAGTAACGCCAATCTCCGACCGATAACCCAGTCTTTCCATTCATTAGGCGTCAAACTCATTAATTCATCATAAGGGAGATAGCCTATGTATTGACTGGTTATCTGCCGTATTTCTGAATAATCTAGTAAGGTAGCTCGCCCATGATTTCTTTGTAGTTGTTCTTCATGTACTCGATACCGTTCTTCGTAGACTCTTTCTCTTCCTCTTTTACCATTGTTGGTGCTTGGTTCATTTGCGACCAGAATTGACGTGATTTTTGCTTGAAAAAACCGCTATTATTCATTACGTCTAAAGCACCTTGTAATAATTCAAGCGTGTCGCCGTTTTTATTAATAAACTCCATTAAAGCAGTTTCAATTTGCTCTCGTGTAGGTGCCTTCTTGTTTAAATAAGCAGTAGCACATTCCCAAAAATCTGCGATTGCATTAGTGTCACGTTCTAAAATACTGTTATAGATAGCATTGAAACCAGATACTTTAGTAGTTTTACCGTTTTCATCTTGCTCGTCCTTAGCAAATTTCTTAGCCGCTTTATCGAATAAGAAAGTCGCTTTAGCTTCGACTTCTTCTCCGTTGATTTCTAATTCAGTAATAGGATTGAATGTATTTTCAGTCATTGTTTTAACCTCTTTCTGTTATTTTGTACAAAAAAATAGAGGGCTTAATGCCCTCGTAAAACTTATGCACCAGCACTAGGTGTACGGTTTTCGTATGAGTCTGTATAAGCTCCCATATCTTCCCATTCAACTGTAGGAGCGGCAGCACTAGGATTGAGCCATTCTGGTGGTAATGAATCAACAGAACCGTCTGCACTGTTAAATTTAACTTTTGCAGTGATTTCGATTTTGTCATCCTCATCATCAAATGACCATTCGTGCTCTTCTACAATTACATAAGCGAAAGTACCGTGATGTTTACCGTCACGTTTCTTAACTTCCCAAATCCATAAACGTAACTGCTTGAAGTTTTTAACTGACTCTTTTAAAGCTTCTTGACCTTTGTCGCCAGGAACACGGTCAACAGTTAACTTGATTTCTTCTTCTACAGAGTTACGACCATAGTCTTTTTTGCCACCTGTAATCATTTCAGCTAAGTCATTACTGATTGTGTGTCCACCTTCAGCTAAACTAGCTAACAGAATAGCATCTTCTTCTTTTAACTGACTTGCTAAAACTTTGTCAGCAATTTGTAACGCTGCAATGTATTTATTCTGCGCCATTCGTTACACTCCTTTGTAAAGTATTGTGTCTGTATTTAAAAACAAGCCGGATGATACCGTGTTTCGTGTACTGATCTATGTCAGTTATCACTTCTTGTGTATCAATTCGACTTTTTATAAATGAATAGTTATTTATTTCTATTTCAGAGTTAAGTACAAAACCTAAGTATTGGATGATTTGTGAGGCTTCATCTCTATTTCTAGCTTGGCTATAAACATGCAATGTAACGCCTACATCTTCAAACATACTTGTCGTTGTCTCTTTATTAGTGACGTTTGTTTCACCCACAACGATATATGGGTAAACAGCGTCTTTTTGAACGCAATCAAAAACCCTACCACCAAGCTGTTTTTTGATGATAGGGTTGCTTTTTAATTTGTTATATATCTTGTTAAACAGATACCGTTCTACTGATACCCACATATCTTAACCACCTTATGAAAAATACTTATTGAAAAACGCTCTACCTTCATCGATTGCAGGTTCCCAAAAAGGTTGTGCATGTTGCCCTTTAGTTGTGTGCCAATGTCCGTCTGCGTCTTTATAACGCCACGGGATATTCTTTGCACGACTACCACCTGGACCGACTGCGTATATCCCTGTACCGTAGTTAACGTACACTGCATACTCACTACCAATATTAATAACGCCTGTTAATCCGCCCTTCTTAAAGTCCATAGAAACGCTTTCTCTAAGATAACCGGTATCAACAGGCATATTACTAACTATTGAATTGTGAATAATTGTTGTTGTCTTGGCTATACCTTTTTTAGCCCATCTAATCGTTTCTTTTTCAAACTCCTCAAGTTCCTTAACTAAATCCCAATTTCCGTATTTAACCTTAGCCAATAGGACATTCTCTCAATCTTGTTAAGTTGATTTCTTGTTGTCCGCCTTGGTCGACAGGTTCTCCTACTACTTCGTAAGTTTTACCGTTGTATTTAAATAAGTTTGTGTTAGTTATTGGCAGGCTGTACGGCGTATATAGGTTTCTGTCGTATGATTGGTTCATTTGATGAAACTTGAGTTGTTCAGATGAAGTAGGCGTATCCATAAATCCTTGTATTGTTTTTTCGCTCTTAAAGCGCTCTTGTTCACGTGGATACTCTCCTACAACCTCTCTTGAGCCTAATTCGATTGTATGAGGAAACTCATTTAATGGATTAAACATGATAACCAGTCCAACGTAAGCGTCTAAATGGTTTAAGGTAACCGTATGTTTCCTTAGGTAGATCAGTAACGAAAGTGTAGCTCACAGTACCCATAGTACGTGAAGAAATATTGCTAGTCGTACCTTGTTTAATACAGTTAGCAATGAATTTCTCTACATTACTAGGTAATGACTTCCTATTGAATGTTTGATTACAATATTCTTCAGCTACATTCAGATACTTTTCAATAAGTAATTCGATTGTTTCGTCATTTGAAGTATCATCGAGTGAAAGATTGTTTAATAATTTAACGTCTTGTGCGTTCATTACTCAACACTTCCTAATGCTTCAATGAGTTCATCTTTTTTCATACTAGAAAAGCCCTCTATTTCACGTTCTTTAGCGAGTTCTCTTAATTCTGATACTTTCATACCTTTTAAATCTTTATCACTCTCTGCACGCTCAATAAGGGGCTTGTTTTGACGGTTCTCTTTTGTGGATAGTCCGGCTAATCGTTCATCACTTACATTTAAACCTTTACGAGGGAACGTATCTCCAACGTTATATTCGTAGTTGGCGTCTTGTAAGTCTGTGAAGTATTCGATTACTTTATACATACGTCACTACCTCCTTTTATGCGCCTGAATCTGTAGTTCCAGCGCCTTTAGTTACCTTAACTGCTTTAGATTCGTCATATAAGTATGCTACATAATGTTTATCACTGTATAAAGCAGTTGTTTTAGTTGAAGGATCACGGTCAGTTTCTAAGAAGAAATCACGTTTAGTGATTAATTTAACTGCACCACGTTTAGCTAAAATAGCTTCGCCCTCATCTAATTTCTTAGAACGTACAATAACAGCTCCTAACGCTTCGCCAAACGCACCTTTAACGATAATGTTATCGCCTAATTCAGTAGCGCGAGTGAAGTTATCTGAAGCACTAGAACGTAATTTACCAGCGTCTTTAGGATTAATGAATAATACCATTGGTTCTAAATCTTCATCGTCAAATGTATCAATAGCAGCTTCTAAACCTGCTAATGTACCAATATCTCCACTAACCGTTAACTTCGTGCCTCGTAAAGCTTCTAATACGTCGTTATCTACTTTGTTAGCAATGGCTAAGCCATGTTGACGTACTGCTTCGCCTTGAGGGTCACCATAACCAGATAATAAAGCTTCATCAGTAATATCAGTACCTTTACCGATTTTATGAATTTTAGCTTCACGTCTGTTAGTTTCAATTTTGTCTACAGGAATTTTTTGTCCTTCAGGTACTACTGTAGCGTCACCACTGTAAACAAATGCAGGGAAAGTTAAAGTGTCGCCTGGTTGTCCTACTAATGTACTGTCAATGTCTGCAAATTGTGCAAATCTCAATTTCTTATCTAATTCTGCTTGCATCATAGGTTTTAATACTTCTGGAACGATTTGTGTACTTTTAGTTGTTGTTCCTTGTGCCATATGTTATTACCTCTTTTCTAATTGTTTATTAGAGTGTCGTAAGTTTTTCTATCGTTAACGAATAGATTAGTTCTCTCTGCGACACTCATATTGTTAAATTCTTCTTGTGTAATCCCACCATTTACGTTTTTGCCGTCATCTGGTGTGCGTCCACTTGGTTTACTTTCAGCAAATAAATAAGGCTTAGACTCTTTTAACGATTCAATCGCTTTATCTAAACCTTTAACATTGCCGTCGTCTTGTAGTTCTAACTCGTCTTTGTTGATGAAAGCTAGAATGTCGTCAGCGTCGTTTGCATCTTTAGCAACTGCCAACTTAACAGCGTTATTCAATTGTGATTCTTGGTACTTAGTTTGCCACTCTGCGTTTTTATCTTTTAATTCATCGAGTTCTTTTTGTAACTCGCTATCATCTTTCACAGAGTCATGTAATTTGGCAATTTGTTCATCACGGTTAGTAATCTCTGCTTTTAATTCATCGATTTCAGCGTTCTTATCATTCAATCGAGAACGTGGTACCATACCTGATTTCGATTCATCAATAGCATCAATCACTTTCTGTTTATCGATTTCACCGTCTTTAAATTGCCCTAATAATGCGTATAAGTCCATATTTAACTACTCCTTTTACGTTTTTAACGTGTTACGACACGAAAGATTTGTATAAAAAAGAAGCCTTTTAACGACGGTGCTAAGGTCGAGTATTTACTGCTTACGTTTGTTCTTCTCCCACTCTCTATAGTTAGTGAAAGGTATTACGCCATCTTCTTTAGTTCTCATCGTTGTAGGTAATTCATCTTCGTCTATGTAATAAAGAAGCTTACAACGACAATTGATGTTCTCTTTTGCACTAGCTACACCTACAAATAACTTAGGTGCAGGACCTACACAACCACTAGAATGAAAGTTATCTTCAATATCGACTGAAGTGCCGTCTAAGTGTCTATGTGTATCACGTGTGCGTGTGTCTTTAGTAGCATACCAACGTTTCTTCATATCGAGTCCGTTATCTTTAGCTACCATTGCGCTATCTAATCCAGCTTGTGATAATGCACGCCCTGTTTCTGTACGTGCTACTCTTACTGATTGAGCCTTTGCCATTCCTAAGTCATCTCTTAACGCTTTAGCTATCTTAGAATAGCCCTCGCCACTCATAATGCCTTGTGTGATATGCATACGAATACGCTTCAATGTATCATCACGATGTTTCTGCAGTGTAGGTACTAACTTAATAAACTCAATAGGTTGTTCAATTGCCGTCTGTATTGTCTGCGAAGTAGGTATATCAAAGTTCATAGACGTTTGACTTGCTACTTCATACAAAAATAGGCTCATCATGTACTTTTCGATATAGACGTTCTGTTGTGATTGTTTGATAGCCTTAGCGACTTCTCTGTAGTCTTGAGATAACATCTGTCCTATACGATTAAGTTCTTTGTTGAGCCTGTTGTATTTATTGAATTCAGTCCACGTCACTTGTGGTTCATCTCTATCGTATTTCTCATACATGTTCGCAATAATCTGTTTGATTTCTTTCAAACGTTTAGCAAATAGTATTTCAATTTCTTTCTCTGCTTGATTAACCAGTTTATCGATGTAGTTATCTATATCATTCTGATTGGTTATTTTCGGATTGTCTTTGTTGTTCGTCATTCAATCCCTCCTCAATGTCAGGGAGTTGTTGATTGAGTTCTATGTTTTCTTGCTCTATTCTTTCCATTTCAGCTACAGGATCTTGTACCCACGAATGATTACCAAGAATAGTTTCTTTAGATAATAACCCTGTAGAATTCATAGCGATTTGAGAGTTTTCTAACTCATTAACCATTACATTGAAGTTGAATGTAATCTCGATGTCTTGCACTCTCACATCTAATCTGTAGAAGTCGATAATGTACTGCAATAGCTCTTGTAATGCAGTAAGTGTTTTGTTCTTCAATTTATTAGCTTTTAAGTCTAAGTTACTGTACATAAATTTAAGTGCAATACCACTTGGGCTATTACCAAATTTATCTTGTTGGAAGTCTACACCTTGTCCAAACTCTATAATGTAATCACGTAACATCTTCGTGTATTCCTTAACAGAGTCAATAGGCACTTCTACTTTGATAGTGTCTACGCCAGAACCACTTTCTCCTGCAACACTAATTGCTTTATAGTATTTAAGGTTATGCATGAAGTCTTTCATATCTTCACCTTCGTAACCTTTTAAGATATAGATTAACTCTACTGATTCGTCAAAAGTGTTTTGTGTGTCTGATAATCGCTTATCTAACGCGTCTATAATTGTTTTGTACATGAATAAGTCAGATACTTCTTGCGGGTTGTTCTTGAACGGAATGAAAGGAACGCGCCCCCAACTCATCAATTTATTACCTTGATAGTAATGAGGTTGTATATGATCTTCACTACGATAGAAATCAGGAATGAGTTGCCCTTCTTTCAATTCATAGAATGTCACATCATCTTTTGTCCAATACTCAACACGTTCTGCTCCGTCTAATTCATATACACGGATAAACGCTTGCAGTTCATCTCTTTCCTTATTAGTCCAAATAGGTACAGCTTGTTCTGCAGGTACACGAAACGTTTTAAACTCTCCCTCTTCATCTACATAAGGTTGAACCCATTCGATACCTTTATTACTTGCAGCAGTTAATATATCCACTAATTTGTCATCCCACTTGTGATTAAGTGTATGTTGTATTTGTTTTAATGCTTTGTCATTATCTACACCAAATGTCACAGGATTAGCAACTGCATATGCTACTTTCTGGTCTACTAAGTTTTGATGGTAGTTAGTATACATGCGCCAGTCTGGTTTAGTTTCGTCGTAGTCGCCGTTCACATCTCTTTTGAAAGGAGCGTCTAATATATCTGGGTGATGATTATAATATCTTTCACCCATTGTGATATTGTCTATATTCTCTTTATGTTCTCTAACTAAGCGCAATATCATTTCTTCTTGCGTTTCATACTTCGGTTTAATCTGTTCTACCACTTGTTCGTGATATGGTTTGTCCCATGGCCAGTTAATGCTAATCACCTCGTTTACGTTAATATACTAATTTTGCTTTGCCTCATATCTCTAGAAAGGGCATACCTACAAGAGTCTATGCTATGATCGTCTTTATCTTCTAATTTAGGAATAATATCCCCATCTTTATCAGTTTGATAATCTATGTTTTCAAATTCTCTAGCTATATTCGGTGTGCGTTTCGGATCTATTATGATAGCTTCTAAATCAGATAACCATTGTTCGCCATATTCTCTACTATCCGGTCCTTTTTTTACACCTTTCACACGTTTTATTCCGTGTTCTTTTTTCAACTCGTCAATACTTTTCGGCTCAGCTGAGTCACAATAGATTTCATCGGATTGATAACCACGTTTCCACAACTCTTTCGCAAATTCCCGGTTACTCATTTGTACCCCATATATTTCATCCATAGCGTACAAAATACGTTTCTTTTTATCATAGTGCCAACGTGTAAACGCTAGAGGGTCAGCAGCATAACCAAAATCTGCACCGTTACGAATATTATCAAAGTTATTGTATAACTCATCTGGTATCTTCTCTATTTGTAAATTGTTAAACGGCACAACGCCACTACCAATCGCTTCGCCCATATATTCCCAACGATAACGTTGTTCGTTACGTTCTTTCGCACTCTCTGCCTCTTGTATAAATTGCTTAGAGATAAAAGGATTATCTAAGTACGTTGAATGATGTACGAATGTGTTATCTGGTTGGAATGAGGTTTCATATTTTTTATTAACCCACGATTGTTTTCTCTTAGGTGGGTTGTAACTAAAGAAAAACTTGTAGAACAATCCGTCGTCTAGTTCTCCACGTAACATAGAGTTAGTAATTGTTGTGACTTCATCTTCTGTCTTAAATTCTGCCAACTCCTCTATCCACATGATAGAAAAAGGGAACCGACTATCTTTTAACGACTTTAATCGCTCAGGGTTCTGCGCCCCTCTAAAGATAATCCGATTCCCTCTAGGAACATACGTGATTTCCATTGGCGACACTTTAACTTTGAACAGGTGCGACACCTTTTGTTCTTCTATCGCCCACTTAATTTGCTCAAATACTGATGTAGCTAATGTATTGTCTGTCTTACGTACTACAACTGCATTCATAGGATAACGCATGATTAACTGTGTAATGATAATAGATATATCAGAGGACTTACCACTACCACGTCCACCTTTAGCTACTATGTTAAGCTTCTCTCTATCTTTAGTCGCTTTCCACAAGCTATGAAAGTGTTTAGGTAACAGTTCGGATAGATTAATCGATATCGTCATTGAACTGTACCGTCGCAGTTGTTTCGATTTGTTGTTTGTCTGTCCACATCATATATCGCTTACCTAATAACTCTGCTGCTTTAGTTCTAGCGTTTGTATCTGACCTTTTTTCTAGTTCTTCTACTTCCATTTGCCCTCTTCCAACCTGAATAGGTATCAACTCTTGGTCTGTTACCTCTCCACGTAATACAGAAGTAAGATATTGAAGTATTTCGTCTTGATCTGCGATTGTGTCTTTTTTAAGTTTTTCCATTCGTTTGTCTATTTCTGCTTTTATTCCCACATTTTCCAACAATTTATGACTACTTGATTTTGCGTATTTCTCACTATAACCAGCCTTGATTGCCGATTGATAAGCAGTGCCTGTCTTAATGTACTCATCAACAAATGTTTGTTGTTTAAGATTCAGTTTCGTCATCGTATATTACCACCTACTCTCACGGTTAAACACCTTTGTTTGACGTATAAAAAAAGACACTGCGTAAACAGTGCCTAATGATTATGTTTTGTTATTTATTTGAGTTTATGTACTCATGTCACATCTCTATGTCACATCAATACATAAAAATAAGTTACCCGTGTGTTCTCACGGATAACTAATTAAGGTAGGAGAAAAATTACATGTCAAGTATTCATATCATCGTATCGGAAGCCGTGTTGTAAGATTCAATAAAACTACCCGCCACCCTGACGGATAGTTAAGCAATCGGATGCGCAACGTCTAATCAAGGACGATAAACACTTATCCAATCACTTCGATATTGAATACCCCACCATAGTGCGAAAGGATAAACACTATGTCTTGTGAGGTAATTCTTACAATATCATAATACACCGATTATAAACGGACTTACACACTTCAAAAGTCCACCTTACACATAACCTATGAATTCTGCCAATCTATTTATCATCGCGTCACGTCGTCTTAATATACTCGTCTTACTTGTTCCGAAGTAGTCAGCTATATCCTCCCACTCACTGCAACCTATTGGACATTCCCAATATCTCAAACGCATTAAGTCTTGTGTATCTTCATCTGATTCATATATAAGCTTATCTACACCTTTTACAATATTACGTAAGTTGTTATAACGATTGTCACTTAACTTCTTAATTGATTCTCTCTCAATAGGATTACCTGGTATATTACTTTTACCTGCACCTACATTTTCGGGTTCGTGGTTCTCTAGTAATTCATACTCTCTTACTTTTAACTCTCGTCTGTAACGCTCTATGTTCTTGATATAATCTTCTAGTTTCTTTATATCGTGTCGTTCAATCGTTATCATACTTACCCTCCATTCCTTTAGTTTTCTTTTTTATTAATTCGCTTTTTGTGTTCTTCGTACTTTAAATTTTGAAAATCATTACCGCCGTCATATTCATCCATTTTACTTAATATACTTTCTAAAGCTACAATTTCACCGATTTTAACATGGGTACTACGGTCTTTATCGTTTTGCATCATCAAAATTAAACTAAGAACTAGAGTTTTTAATTTAATCCACTTGGATTTATAAAACATCACTTACCCTCCATTCTCCAACTTATCTTTCAATGTCTTAATCTCATACTCTTTCACTTCTAACTGATGTTTTAGATCATTCTGTTCAAGTATAGAGCCAAATAGTAGTAAAACTAATATAATGATTGCTATTACGCCCCACATTGTTTGACCACCTCTAAATTAGGTTTGTGTTCTAGTACACGTCCGTTAAAACTACATGCATCTTCTTTAGCTGAATATAAATCGTCGTAAGATAAAGCTTCAAATACATTGTCAGTGATTATGCATGTGTTTCCATAACTACCTATATATTTTTTCACTAAATATACTCCTTTTTTTAACTCAACCACGTATTTGCCTATGTTGTTTTTATTATCCTTATTTTTCAACCAAGATACCTCTCTTTCTAAATGTAACTTATCTAATTGCAATCCATGTTTATCTTCCTGTAACTCATTAACTCTTTTCTCTGCTTTAATCCACTTATATATAGCAAAAATACACAGTACTAACACAATTGTTACCGATAATAAACTTATCCAAATCACTTTAATAACCTCCGTATACGCCATTTAAATGAGCGTGGTCGTGTTCGTCAAAGTCTTTAGGTACTTCCACCTCATCGTTTGCAGTTAACTTATAATACACTTCTCTACCAATCCATTTACCTAACTCATACATAGCGATAGTAAACCATATCTTTAAAATTCGTTTAATCATTCCATTCACTCCTTATCCCAATCTATCTTGCAAACGATATAGTTTTCTAAGTTGTAATCTATCGTGCTGACTTAATATACGCTTTGCTTTCTTTTTCGCTTCTTCCTTATCCTCTGCCTCTACCAACGTCATACATTCATTCTCTCTAGGTTGTTCTACATCTACATACACATTACCTGTGCTATCTGTGAATTCTCTGATTAGGAATTGTGGCATGGTATCACTCCTTTTAACATTTCATTCAATACTTGCTAAAACTGAAATTAATAATATAAATTCGAATGTATAACCGACAAAGAACATTACTCCTAATCTAATTTGGTCGCTGTTTGTGAAAAGAGCGGTCACGCTATAAGGAATACCAAATACTAAAGCTGAAAATAACAGTAAGCCTATTAATATGATTAAAATATGAATGAAGTTCTTTGTAATCACTTCCCCAGCACCTCTTTTACTCTTTCTAATATGTCCTTCTTAGTATCCTGTTGATCCAAAGCCTTGCTCTCCTCTTTCTGACCCACTGCTAAACTCCTCTATTTCTTTTAACTCTGGTGTCCAAATAGGTACGATAACGAGTTGTGCGAGTTTGTCGCCTTTTTTAATGACATAACTTGTGTTTCTTGGTTTAAAAATATCTAGCGGATTAGAGCTTTGCTCTTCAATTGGTTCGTTAAAGCTTCCGTCATCGATTATTTCATTTTTTATATCTTTATAGATAAATTCATCTGCATCTACTACTTCAATATCATTCTTAATATTAATCTTCATATTACCTTGAAAACCTGCGTCTATCTTGCCTGTTTCAATCACTAAATGTGTTTTACTACTTACACCACTTCTTGACGTTAATAGCCCTACATACCCCTCTGGAATGTTCACAGCAATGTCTGTTCTAATCGTTGCTTTCTCTTGAGGCTCAAGTATTACTGTTTCTGCCGAATAGATATCGTACCCAGCATCTAATCTATCTCTCTTCGGCATAGTCGCATTTTCTGTTAATAATTTAATTTCTAGTTCTTTAGTCATTTATTGTTCCTCCATTTTCTACTAAACTCTTTGAATTATTTTCCACTATTTTGTCGTACAACTCTGCCTTGCGATATACTTCGTTAAGCTCTTTGATTAGTAAACACCCATCGTGTCCTGTAAAAGCTGTAGATGATACTATGCAGCGTTGGATAAACTCTCTATTGTCCATTGCAAGCCTCCAAATCACTTAATAAATTTTGAAACTCATGCGTTCCGTCTAGTTCGTCCATGTATTTTAAATCTCGATTTAATTCGTTTTTAATTACCATTGCGTTAGCTATTTGAAATAAATGATACTGATTGTTAGGTTTTATAATTTGATTTACTGAGCGATGTACTTTCATATATTCTTGTAACTTCTTTCCTTTCAACTCTAGCCATGCACGTTTATATTCTTTATCCTTCACGTTTGGTCTCCTTGTAATTATCAATTATTTGAAATACATAAGCTGTGAACTCTTTTGCCCAACAGTCTTCCTCTGCCGTTTCCAATATCTCATCAAACGCCTCTGCTTTCCTTTTCGTTTCTGCCATATCATTGATGAGTTCATCACGTTGCTTACGTAAACTGTCACGTTCATTTCTAAACTTCCACCAATCACTACGTGGATAGCTTTCGTCTAAATCTAACTCATTGTTTCTAATGAATTCTAATAATTGTTCCTTAGTTACTTCTGCCATTCCTCATACACTCCCTATTCTTTCTTATATTTTCTTTCTCAACTTTCATCGTCACTCTACTTCCTGCTACCTTAACCACAAAGCCGTTGACACCTAACTTGCGTAATTCCTGTTGTATCTGGGTAGGTGTCTTGCCTTGTGTGTTGTATCTATATCTTTGGTTGATTGTGTCGGATAGTATCATGCGTTCATCTTCTCGTATTCGTCTGCCCACATATACATCAATCCGTCACTTACATGTTTACGGTTGCACTTTCTAGCAATGTTGCGTCTGTCGATGAATAATACCTTTTGAGCTTCTACTGTACTTGCAAATTCCTCTACAATTTTGTTGTCGCTATCTACTAGATATACTGGTTTAGATACGCCTTTATTTCTGCGATACACTCTATATTTCTGTAATGTAGATTGGAATAGGTTATCTGCCATAAGATTGTTATACCTACTGTCCTTAGGGTACGCATGTAATCCGTTTTTCAAATTACCGATAAACGTTTCGTATACAATATCTGCTGCACGATATTTCTTATTCTTATAAATAACTGTGGAAATACCGTTACAACCATTCGCAAATTTATATTTACCATCAGGTCTTTTCATTCTGCCTAAGTTACTCACGTATAGGTCGCACTTATCGCTATACTTCCAAATTTCATCTTTTGCTACAACTTTTTCGTTAAACTCCTGTTTCTTATTCACTCTTGGCATAGTGTCGGTGAAGAAGCACTTCAACTTATCGTTATATGTGCCACGTTCCTTTTGGTACCAAAGTGTGTTGAGTGGAATACCTGTAATGTTGTGCAAATGAGATAGTTCTGTCTTAGTCACTGTGTGGCTAAATGGTTCGTACATATACACCATAATTAACCCTCCCACTTCTCAAATGCTCTGTTTAGATACCAACGTGCTTTGTCTAAATCTTCTTTACCGTTCTTACGATTAGCTCGACTGATATACTTAATTGCATTACCAATCGCAAATGCTAACTCTGGTTTGTAATCTTTAGTGACCTGCTCTATAAAATCCATTATTTCTATATCTCCATACGTATAATGCGACGGGTGATTAACCTTGTCATCTAATGTCTTTTTAGTTCCTTCATTTCCATTAGGTAATGAGTAAAAATCATAACTATCATCAATAGTCCAAGTTCTCCCGTCAATTGCTTCTACATCAGCAACCCATTTATCTATATCAAGACTTGACTGAACTAAACGATAAACATTTTTTATTTGCACTGTAATTTCAACACCGTTAACTTCTTGGATTCTGATTCTATCGCCTATAATCAAATCTTTAATGCTCATGATCTAACCACCTTTCTAGGGAATATGTCATTCTCCATAAGATGCGCGCACCATTCACCACGAGGGTGTTTTTGAGGCACTGTAAATAAATGTGGTTTCTTACGTTTCAGTTCTTGTAATCTTCGTTGTTTCATTCTTTCCTTATAACTAGCGATTTCGTCCTCTTTAGGTTTTAAACTATCCCACTCACTACGTCTTACTCCAATAGGTGCTTCTATTGCATCTTCAAATTTCCAACCAGAAGCTAATCTTTGTCTTAAGATATCTGAATTAATATCTGCTTCTTTCATTTTCTCTACTACATCTGGTGTAATAGAGAAGTATTTATTTTTAACTCTCATTTTTGTCGCTTCCATTTACTCCACCTCTATTAATTCAACTAGTTCAAAATCTTCATTCATCAACTCTTTGTCAGGGTTGTTACTGATTAAATCTAAAATGCGTTCCTTTTCATCACTTGCAGTAATTTGATTGTTTACCCAAACTGGATACTTACATCTAACTTTCATTGTTGCTTCGACTGTGACTGTTTCTTCTCTATTAGCCATTACTCATCACCGACCAATTCGCCATATTTCCAGATGAGTGTCATTGTATTTCCGTCTTTTAACCAGAATTCTCTACTAAAGTCGTCTTTTACTTGTTCAATAGAATTCCCGAACCATTGCGTTGCATCATTATCTTGAAATATCTCAAGCATTTCTGGAATTTTTGTATTTTCAGTAATCTCTTCTTCAACTTCTACTGTGAAAGTTTCATCTACAACGATTGAATACTCTATCGACACTGTTTGCACCATGTCAAAATACACAGAACCTCTGTCAATATTGCTATAAAATGCTTTTTCTTTAACACCATTCTTCCAAGCCCACTCAATCAATTCTGGTAATGTCATTTCAACTTTCTTTTTAATCTTTACCATCCTTCATCTTCTCCTTCTTACGTTTTTTGCGTACCTTGATTAGTTCTTCATACGTTATCCACTCTTGACCTGTGTATTTAGGCGCTTTACATATCCACGTGAGTGGTACTTCTCTGTTTTGATATCTAAATATCTTTGATTTTATTTTGGCTTCTGGAGTAGGCATACCTTTTACATCTATCACTTCGATTAGCTTGCCATCTTTCCATAAAGCAAAATCTGCTACATAGTTAATAGATCTGAAATTTTCAAATTTAGGTTGTAATTCGTACTTAGGTTGCAACTCTATATGGTCATATCCCTTACCTAAGTTACGTTCTAAATATTGGTAGTAGTCGCATTCAATTTTGCTATCGAACACAAAACCTTTATATTCAACTTTCTTAGCATTGTATTTACTCACGTTGTCACTCCTACATATCGAATATCGTTGCTTGTAACCCTAGTTCTTCTTCGTATAGAAGTTCGTATACACCCTTGAAACGTTTCAACTCACTATCAGTCATCTTTTTACTTTCTTCGCTAAAATGAGCGCCTGTGAGTGATTTAACGATGTTCAAATTAGATTCGCGTTTTTCTACTTTTATCTCTTCTGTTCCGTCTGGTCTATAAAGGTAATACTTTTCGATAATTGCCATTTTTATCTCTCCACTTCGTTTCATTCATGATTAACTCTTTCACTTCTTCGTAATCGTCAAAGGGTTTAATGGCTCCAGTATCAAGAAGCCTTTTAACTGCCCACCCAGACTCGATTAATATTTTGGCTATGATTGGATCTTCTTTATAATCCTCTCGATACATAAAACCTAAAAGTTGCTGATACTCATAAACTTTCATCCATAAAACCTCTGCGTTTTCTTGTAGAAATCAAGGTGTGCCACCCCTGTTTCTCCGTCTTTATTTTTAGAAATAATGAATTCAATTTCCGACTTGCCTGTAATGTTGTCTTGTTGGTCTTGGTCGTAATAATCGTCACGGTATAAGAAGAAAATCATATTCGCGTCTTGCTCTATTCCTCCTGCTTCTCTTAAATCAGACATCATCGGACGCTTATCACTACGACTTTCTACACCTCTACTTAATTGAGATAGTGCGATAATGATACAACCTGTTTCTTTAGCTATAATTTTTAAATCACGAGAAATCTTTTCGACTTCTAACCGTCTATCACGTTGAGGTACATCTGATTGCATGAGTGTAAGATAATCAATAAATATAACGTGAGGTTTATCTGTTTTTTGAGATGCGACTTCTCTAACGTCTTGTGGTGTCATTTGTGCTTGGTCCTCAATCTTTAAAGAATTACATTTTTTAATTTGATCTATAGCAGACATTACCGATGAAACTTCATCATCATTTAATCCGTTACCTTGCTTAATTTTAGATAGTGGGATATTTGTTATTGTTGCAACTAATCGTTCAACGATATTGTTACCTCCAGTTTCTAAACTAAAGAACGTTGTAGGGTACCCACGCTGCGCGATATTCCACATCATCGTTAATGCAAGAGAAGTTTTACCTAACGAAGGTCTTGCACCTAATACATTCAACTGACCTGGTTCAAAACCAATGATTTTGTTATCTATAGAAGCAATACCAGTTTTAATAAATTGTTTTGGTTCATCAGATAGAATATTTTCTACAACTTCAGCTAGAAAACTATCAGTAGCGTCTGCTTTTTTTATTGTCATACCTTTTAATTTCTCTAATTCCTCTACCAAATAATTAAAATTTTCTTTATTCGGCATTGATTGATACTCTGTCAGCTTCTCACGAGCTTGTGACAAAACGTATTCTTGTAATAGATTCAATTGGTCGTCCATAAAAAACGCCTTGTCAGTGCCATCTGAGTTGTATAAACGACCTAATCGGTCAGTAGATATAAATTCATTATCATCACGACTTTTAAAGTAGATCTGGTTTACATCGACCTTCCCTTGCTCTAGTGCATACTCAATGAACACTCTTAATTTTTCATCAGTAAACATTTCAGGTTTCAATCTGAATTTACTTAGTAACTCTGGGTTACGCATGAGGTTAGATATAATAGATTCTTCGGTACTCAACACATCAATACTCATCATCTAACCCCCAATCCTCTTTCATCTTTTGCCATTGTTTTCTTAATTGTTGCCTTCTCTCTCTAAACTCTTTATCGTGTTGCATTCTATATTTATCAGTTTGTTCTTCTGGTATCACTGCGCTTTTCATTTCTGGTGGTTTGCGATCAATAATTTGTGCAATCGTAGGTTTATAACGACTTTCTCTAACATATTTCTTTGTTTTGTGTAGTGTTCTGTCGAAATCCCCATATTGTGTGAGTTGTTCTACCCAAAGATTGTACTTAATTTTATTGAATTTCATATCGTAGACATTATTTATTAACTCTAATATTTCAATTGCCTCTAGTTCAGTCATTGACATAATGTCTAACCTCCTAATAGTTCCTGTTTCTTCTTAGCTAGGTAATCATCTTCTTTATTGTTTCTAGGTTTAACTTTAGATATTGCTTTCTCTTTAGTATCGACACCGTCTTTACTCCAGTTTTCTAATACTTTGATAAGGTAGTTAACACCTTTGCTATTTTCTTTGCAGTAATCAGTAGCTACAGTAACGATCTCTAGTTTGTTATCTTTAAAATCCTTTATAGCTTCTTCTAGTTGTTGTGCTTTTAATGGACTTTGTATGATTTCTAAGTTATTACTAATATATTGAAATGATTTTGATGTCTCGTCACTGTCTCTATTTATTCTTGTATTATTAATTCTTGTATTATTCTCTTCCGTCTTTTTATGGATAGGGTCTCCACTTTTTTGTGGATACCCCTCTCCATGATTTGACGGATAGGGTGCTGTAATATAAATTCTTCGTTCGGTTACAGTCATGTTTTCATCTCTAATAACCACTGTGTCGATATATCCTTTTTCTTTTAAGTTGCTTATCCAAGTAGATACAGTTTTTTTATGAACGTTATATAGTTCTGCAAAGTAGTTATTACTAGCATATGAATATCCGTATTTATTGGACAAAGCAGTTAATTCGCCATACATAATAACTTCCATTGGTTTTAACTCTTTATCATATCTAACGTGTGCTGGAATGATTGAGTAATAGTTAGGTTGTTCTTTCAATCATCTCTCACTCCTTTCAGCATTTTGTTTAGTCGTTCATCCACAGACACCCAACTGTCTGTTAAGTGATATTTGTTATTAAATGCGTCCATGCCTATTTGATGCTGTTCGTTGTGATGAGATCTACATAGAGCTAACACTTGATTTCCGAAATGATTAATCTTCGTTCTATCTCTGCCACGTCCTACCGCAAATCTATGTGCTAAGTCGGAATGTGGTTTACCACAGATAACACAGTTACGATTGACTGTTGACCAATATAGAAATGCTTTATCATTTTTGAGTAAGTCACTCGTCTTATAATTAAGTGGTATATCGTTGTGAAACACCCAGTCGAGAATAACTTCTATAACTTGTTTAGCTTGTTCTCTTGTGCAATCACTCAATGAGAGACGTTTTTCATAGCCATAGAGAACTTCTACGTAATCCATGAACAAATACCTCATATAGTCGCGTGGTTGTCCTGTGTAAGCTTCTATGTCGTTACAGAGAGCAAATACTTTTCTACGCTGCTTATCTGTAATCTTGAATGGATCTACAACTCTTACATCTGCTTCTACTTCGTAACCGTTGTCTAAAAGTAAAGATGTTTTGTTATCTAGTTCTACTCCTTTGATGACTACAGTCGTTGTACCGTCATCTTCTGTAATGTAGTTTTTTATTACTACCATCTAATCAGTCCAATCAGAACGGTAATTCTGAATTTTCTATATCTGTGCCGTTAGCAAACGGATTATTGCCTGCTGGTGCTTGCCCTCGTTTTGGGGATTGGTTGTTAGATTGATTACTACCTTTGCTATCTAAGAATTCAATTCTATTTGCAATCACTCGTACTACTGAACGATTGTTACCTTCTTTATCTTGGAATCTATCTTGTTTCAAGTTGCCTTCGATTAAAACTTTGCTTCCCTTACCGCAATAGTCGTTTAATAGTTGTGCAGTTTTACCGAACGCTACGACGTCAAAGAATGATGTGTCGTCTTTTTTGAATGGATTGTCTACTGCCATAGAGAAGTTAGTTACTTGTGTTTGTCCTGCTTGTTTAAGTTCTAAATCTTTAGTGATACGTCCTGTTAAATTTACTAAATTCATTGTTCATTCTCCTTATACTTATTTGCCATGTTTTGTATTTTAGAAATTGTGTTTACTGCTTGTTGTTCAGTCATTGATGTATAATTTTGTATTCCAAATTTTTGTTCAACTTGTTGCTGTGATACTTCTTTGTCTAGTGATTTCATAAGGTCAATGAAGTTAAGTACTTCTTGCTTTAGAACGCCGACTGTTTGACTACTTGCTTTGTTGTACTTTTCTTGCTTTTGTTTTGCATCTGCGTCATCTTCATCAGTTGGTATGTTGAAGAATTTCATTAAAAAGTAACGTTCTGCATATGTTAGCGCTGTACCATGTGCTTTAGATACGTCATCTTGTTGTCCTATTGCAAAGAATGGCACTTCTAATACTTCGTGAGGTTTATCTGCATTGATCCATGTGTATGTTAATTTTAATTTAACGATGTGTTCTGTTTTACCTTTTGCATTTGTAGTTTCAGTTACTTCTTCGTTTTCTGTATAAGGAACAAGTAATAAATTATGCTCAATCATCTTGTTTCTGATTCTGTGTAACACTTGAGATCCACTAACATATGAATAGTTGTAACCTTTTGTATCTTTAGTAAAGCCTTCAATATTAGCTTTAACGTCTGCTATTTTTTGATATAAATTAAGTTGTTCAGTCATACTCAACCTCCTCATATTCAGTTGTTTCAGTTACTTTCTTTTTAATTGCTCTGTGCTTAGTCATGTCGATACTCACATCTTCTAGTCCTGCAAATTCTCTTGCTCTCCGTCTATCTCTTGAATAAGAAGTATCTTCTTCGTTGTTAGGTTTATTAGTGATATACAGGTCGAAAGGAGCGTCTTTCAATTTAATTAGGTATGTCACTGTTTCTTTCAATCCCAATCACTCCTTTACGCAATATATCGATTGTTCTTTCCATGACTTTGATTGTTTCACTTTGTGTTTCGCACGATTCTATAGCTTTTCTGAAATCTTTTCTAAGTTCAAAATATTTATCGCATATATCTTCGTAACGTTTATTTAAAAAGTCGTAGTCACTTCGCAAGAAATCTAAATCTATTTGGCTTTTGATTAGTTGAGAGTATTCTTCTCTAGTCAACTTGACTGTAATTACCTCTTGCATTTTCTCTCCTCCACTTGTATATTTAAGTTGTATATTTTAGTTAGTGTTTGACTGTTACTTGTTGGCGCAAGTTTCAGTCTTTTTTGTTATCTCAAGCCACTTTTCCCAAAAGAATGTGCTAAAGATTAGCGTTAACATCGCAATTCCTAATACTGTTGTGAAACCACCTCCTAAAAGTAATGTGATGATCATTGCGATAAACATAGTCATGTAACTTAGTAAGTACTTCATCTTGTAACCTCCTTTTTACGATTTAAATTTTGTTCCATGTTTTCGTGCTATAATTCTTTTATCGCTACTGCGATAGATTGGGGGTGTAATAAATATGGGTAAATATTTAATAACTTATGACCTTAATAGTCCAGGTCAAAAATATACTGATGTACTTAAGGTAATTAGAAATGAAATATCAAATGGTTATTGTAGTTATTGGAAATCTGCTTACTTAGTAAATTCATCTTTATCAGTTGATGGAATAACTCAAAAAATCCAACCTTATTTAGATGATTCGGATAGACTATTAGTAATAGAAGTCAAAAATATTTATCAAGGTTGGCACGAAAAAGATGAATGGGATTTAATAAAGCGTATTATGAACGCATAGTCGCTTTTCCTTTTCTTTTCCATTTGCCATTAATAGAATCGTAATTGTATTTAGTTTCACCCTTAGCATTCCTAACTTCCTCGACCAAAAGTGCAGTTAGGAGTGCTATTTTAATGAGTTGTAGTTTGTTCATCGGTAAACCTCCTCTAAAGTGCCGTTTCTGACACCATTAAATTTTGTTCTATAAAGTCAATTGCCGGTCTAATCTTGATGTAGCGTTTATGATTCTTGCCAAATCTGTACATACATTTCTCTTGGAACTCTTTATTGCTATAAACGTGCTTTTCTAAATCGTTTTTAGAAATTCCACTTATTTTCACAAACTCGATAGCGTCCGCAAATCCAATGTATTCCATTGCTATCACTCCTTATACTTCGTTTTCAAAGTCCATTTCTAATTGTTTGATGACATACATTGTTGATTGAGATGGAAACCAATTTGTGATCATATTCATTACGTCATCGAAATGTTTTTGTTTTAATTGTGTTCTTGTTTTAATACCAGCCATCGTATTTACGTTACTGTTAATATCTCTATATAAAGGTTTGTTAACTTCTTTATTATTAGGTAGTCCGTGAATTTGTCTGATATAAGCAACGCGTTGATGAACTGTTTTTGTTATCAATCCGTATTCTCCTGCATCTAGCTTTTGATTTTCTTTGATATCAATAACATCTGCTTTCACTGTTGCAATTTCTTCTTTAGTTTGTTCCGTTGCTTCAAACATCAGTTTTAATGCTTGCATTGGATCATTAGGTATTTGATAAGTTCCAGTTTTTCTTAATGTAGGTAAAACTTCTGATGTTACCCAGCGTTTGAAACGTTTAGCTGATTCTAATTTTGATGAGAATATTAAGCTGTATAATCCTGATTCGTTGATAATAGTTTGACTTTGTTTACCACCAAGGGTGTCGAGTTTCACGACGTCCTTATCTTCACCGTCAACGTGTCTATATAATGCGTCTCTCGTGTTTGAGTAGCCCAAGATTTCCGCTACATCTTTACCGACGAAAAATGGTTCCTCATTTACTGTTAACGTCCTTACTGGTAATTCTTCAAAATTGAAAATTTGTAAATCTTGCATTTGAATTCCTCCTTTAATTTGTTTGTCGTTCTTTTTCTTTTTCAAAAAGATATTCAATGTCATACTCTGGAAAATATTCATTTTTAATAAGTAATGCCTCTCCAAATTTAAAATCAGAAACACCATTTATCTTATCTGCTACCGTTTGGTATCTGACTTCTAATAAGTCTGCTAAATCAACCAGAGATTCTTTTTTCTCTTTTCTAATATCGTTGAAATTCTTCAACATAGT